GCTACAAGCGTAAGATCATCCAGGAAGCCAAGGTACGCACCCCGGTGCCGTACGTGGTGACCATGCTGGGACGCAAGCGTTACCTTCCTAACCTACGTTCTAGGGAGATGGGCTTAAAGGCTAAGGCCGAGCGTCAGGCATTCAACACAGTCATCCAAGGATCTTCAGCTGACCTTATAAAGGTAGCCATGGTTCGTGCTAGAAACTTAATCCCAGATGGGGCTAGTCTGATTTTGACTGTGCACGATGAACTGGTTACAGTTACCCCAGATAATTTAGCGGAGGAGACAGCTGAGGCTATTCGTGAGGCAATGGAAGGCATTAATGCTCTGTCCATTCCTATGATTGCCGATGTTAAGATTGTGTCCCGATGGGGAGAGGCCAAGGATGTTTAAGCGTAAAAAACCAAGGAAGATGAACATAGTTAACGTATCTTTACCTGTATTGATGCGCCAAGCTATCTACGATTCTGTCTTTGACGATCAAGCTGAAGAGATCGCAGAGATGATGGGTCTATCTCCAATCTCAAAAGAAGTATCAGAGATGGAAGAACGAGATAGTTCTGAACGTATTCGTAAGTTCTCTGCCTTGATACCTCTCATTAACTCTCATGCAGATATGTCTGCACGCATTTCAGCCTCTGCTTATATTATTCAAGCTAAAGAAGAGGGAATGAACAGTCTTATTGATGCAGATAACTTTGAAGATCTTGCTGATCTATTTAAAACCATTTCCTTATCAGCTTCGGTGTCTTGCATCGCAACACTTATTAATCTAGACTTACTAGACTGCAACGTTAAAGAAGAGGAACACAATCATGAGTAACGCAGATTGGTATTCACGTAAATTAGGGCAACCACAGGCTGCTCCTTCTACGGCTCCCGTAGCTCCACCAGTACCCAATACATATGTGTACGGTGGTCAAGCAATTACTCCGGTTAACTATGATCCTAATCAAGATCAAACTGTGGTGAACGCTCAAGCAAAGGCTCAAAGCACACGTGGTGCCAGTCGTTGCCCTGAATGCAACAGCGGTAACTACATGAAGGTGGGAACTCAATCTAACCAAGGTGGAATGTTTGAAGTCTACCGTTGCTACGATTGTGGCTACCCCAAGATGCAAACAGGCAGCGGCGCTATAAGCACCGGAGGATCTAGTGCTGGCACTGCAACACCTGCTAAACAAGTAGGACAATCTGGTGGATTTCAACCTAACGTAATCGTAGATCGGATCGGATAATGGCTGTAATTAACTCAGACGCCCTTAAGGTAGTCGCACAGATCAATAAAAAGCTTGGAGCTAATACAGTAGTAACTGCTGATCAGATCCATACGCCTAAGAGAATTCCTACCGGATCACTCACCCTGGATGTTGTCCTAGGTGGTGGCTGGCCAATGAATCATTGGGTAGAAATTATCGGGGAAGCCTCCCATGGTAAGACAGCCATAGCGCTAAAGACTATTGCAACAAACCAGGCAATCAATCCAGACTTTACAGCTGTATGGATTGCTGCTGAAAACTTTGATAGAGACTATGCAGAAATATGCGGAGTAGACACAAAGCGTGTCATTGTCGTAGAGACAACAAGTATGGAGGATGCCTTTGATGCGGTTATTCAATTCATGGAATCGAAAGCTGTCGACATTGTGGTCATTGATAGCTTACCTGGCTTGGTGCCTAGTGCCGAGGACGAAAAGAGTATGGAAGAGTTCACAGTCGGACGTGGCGCCCTCATCACCAACAAGTTCTTCAGAAAAGTTGCGTCAGCAACAAAGAGAGACTTGGTTGAAGAAGAACGCCCCGTACTAGGGATCATGATTAACCAGTACCGTATGAAGATCGGCGTCATGCATGGCGACCCTCGTACGACTCCTGGTGGCTTGGGCAAGGATTATGCCTATAGCATCCGTTGTGAGGTCAAGCGTGATGAGTGGTTAGAGGCCGGAACAGGTCAAGATAAGCGCCGTGTAGGCCAGACCATCCGTGTCCGTACTATTAAAAATAAGACTTTCCCACCTCAACAGACCGCTTACCTGGACTTCTACTTTGCCAATGGCGGAGTACTCTCAGAAGGAGAGTATGATAGGGGTAAGGAAATCGTTGCTTTGTCTATCCTCAATGGGATCGTCGAGCGTCGTGGTGGTTGGTTATACTATGGCGATCGTAAATGGCAAGGCGCTCAAGCTCTAATCGATTCTATTCGTGAAGAGATTGATCTCAGTGAAGAGCTAAGTAAGGCTGTTCTAGATACCCTTAAAGATCAACCAAAGATCTTAGTACCAGCGGTCGAAGATGAAGACTGAGGGTCAGAAGGAGTCTCTTAAGCATGAAAAGAGACTGGCTAAGATTGTAGGCGGTAGTCGTACTGCTGCTTCCGGAGCATTCTGGAACAGAAAAGGCGATGTAAGAAACGATGAGCTCTTAATCGAGCATAAGTGGACTGGTAAAAAGCAGGTCACTATTAAATCTGAAGTTCTTCAAAAGATCACTAAGGAAGCAATCTTAGACAGTCGTACTCCCGTGCTAGGGTTACACCTAGATGGGGAGAACTATGTAGTTCTTCTAGAGGAAGATTTCTTTGAACTAAGAAACTCAATCATAGGAGAATAGTTGAACGCCAGGGATACCCAACCCTGGACTTGGAGATATGAGGCTAAGTGTCAAGGAGAAGACACTGAAATCTTCTTTCCACCAAGAGACAAAGAGCTCTACAAGATTATTGCTGACAAAGCTAAGGCAATATGTAACGGTAAAGACGGTCGCCCAACCTGTCCCGTTAAGCGAGAATGCTTAAAAGAAGCTATAGTAAACGAAGAACTCCACGGAATCTTTGGGGGCATGTCCCACAGAGAACGTAATGCGTTAAAGCGCAAGTATGAAAAACAAGGCCTAACTCTGGATGAATGGTTGGATAGAAACGATGTCAAAGCCCCAAATAGTAAAGAACAAAGATCTTAAAGCGTTCTTAGAAGCTAACAAGCGGGAAACCCGTTTGACCGGTGCTGTTGAGCGTCACATTCTGATGCGTCCATTTGAGGAGCGTAGACAGGATGTACTACATCCATCAGACATTATTAAAAAAGAATGGTGTGCACTAGCTGCCTACCATGCATTAAAGGGCAACTACGTAGAGACACGTGATAAGACCACTCTACGGTTGCAGTCAATCTTCGATGAAGGACATTCAGCCCACGCTAAGTGGCAAGGTTACTTAGCTGAGATGGGTGTCCTTTACGGAACTTGGGGCGTTAAAGATAACTGGGGCATGTCTAATAGCCTCCAGGCAGATGGACTTGAATACAATGAAGTTCCCCTAATAAGTGATAAGCATCGCATTTCAGGGCATGCTGATGGCTGGGTCAAGGGACTTGGCGATGACTTCTTAATCGAGATTAAAACAATCGGTGCCGGCACCCTACGCATGGAAGACCCGGCTTTATTTGCTGAGACTCAGGATATCTTTACAGCCTGGAAGAACGTACGTAGACCCCTAGCGTCACACTACAAGCAGGGTCAGGTCTACCTACACTTGTGCCATCTCATGGCTGAAGAAGGTCTGATAGAGTCTGCTCCAAAAGAGATTGTGTTTATCTATGAACTCAAGGCAGACCAAGACTATAAAGAATTCGTAGTACAGTACAACTATGAGCACATCAAACCGGTCTTTGATGCTGCACTTGACGTAGTCAAAGCAGTAGGCAATAATAAACCTCCGGCATGTACTATCTACGGATCAGTAAAGTCGTGTAAACGGTGCGAACCGTTTAAATAAAAAAATCCCCGACCCCAATGTGGTAGGGTGTAGTGGCTAAGTCAGTACGGAGGGAAACATGGAAAAGACATTACTAGCACACCTAACAGATATTGAGAAGGACATTCAAACGGTCCTGTCATCAGTTATTGACGACAACGTCGATCACGGGCAGGATGTAGATGATCCAGCTAAGATCGATAAGCTAGCTTCTTATATAGAGGGTCTTAAAGAAGCACAAAACATTATCTTCCTTGCCTTTGAAGACATCAAGGTTAAGATTGCAATGGAACAGGCTCTGGAAGACCCATATACCCAGGATGTTCTTAGAGCCATTGGCTCAGATTATGATGAGAACGGCACTCCATATTGGGAGAAGTGGCATGCTAAAGAAGAAGAGTAAATCAAAAGAAGTTGCTCATCACAGTGTTAGCATACCTGTAACCGCTAATATGCATTCTGCAATTATGAATGCGTATACGGCCTTTACACCTCCTGATTATCCATCTTCTGTAAAGACACCTGAGACTCTTCGCACTCAAGAAGACATCTCAGATTACAAAGAGACTGTTGCATCAAGTATTGAAAACTTGATTCAAGATCTTTTGCCTGACTGTGAAGATAAGAATCTTTCAGTAACTATTGCTAAGGCTGTTGTAGACCAGCTTTGGAGCGGCGGCCATAAGGCTGTACTTCCTCCAATTGCTGTAGACCCCAGCCTCTTTAGTAAAGCTGAGGAGACTGTAGCTGACAGAATTAGAAATATGACAATAGAAGAGTATGCTAAGGAACGCAATAAGTTCCTTGGGCTATCAGCTAATCCAAGTACCACCACCACAGTTATTGCCGGCTCTACTAACGGAGTCTTTAGTTTTCCTACACAAGGGGGTACAAGTGTCACTGTCTAAATCAGTTGTGGAATCATTAAAGCAACTAGGCATTGTTATGGCTTCCAAGCCAGAATTTCCAATCCCAGGTTTACCAAGAGACATAAGTGAGATGGACGATGAAGGTCTTATGGACCTCTTCGTCCAATTCACCCAATGGAATGACTACCTGTCTGGTGCCAGGGCTATCTCTGTTATTAATGAGCGTGAAGCAGAGCGTGCACTAGAAATGCAGGAAGCATCTGTAAAGATGTCAAACTGGACAGGTGCTAAGACTGATCGTGTAGCGATCACAAAAGCAATAGCAGCCTCAGACCCACAGTCCATCGAGTTGCGTAATGATGTGGACACTAAGTATGCTTTTCGTAAACTACTAGAGACAAGGGCGGAAGATGTCGAACGAAATTCCCAAGTGGTATCAAGAGAGCTTACGAGACGGACAAGCGGGACCAGTGGTATCCGGTCACGTAGCAGAGCCTTCTCAGCATGATGAAACGGTCTTGGAAGAAGCTCAACGCCTCATCACGGGAGATCGGAACCGGGCGTATGACCATCCTCTCGATAACTTTAGGCGTATTGCTGATATATGGAGTGTTATTTTCAATATCGAAATCACAGAAGAACAAGTGGGACTAGCAATGGTTGGTCTCAAAATCGCACGTGAGTCATTTATGCCAAAGCGTGACAATCTTGTCGATGGTGCTGGTTACTTTGGCACCATTCAAATGGTTATTGAAGAACGTGAACGACGTCAGAAGGANCCNTATGACGGCAATGCTTTCTGTGTTAGCTGTAACGGAAAGAAAGAGATGGTAGACGGATACGTCAAAATCTCTGAATCTGGACGTAAGGTTGCACGAGGTAGCTGCCCTGATTGTGGCAAGCCTTTGAATAGACTTCTAGGAAGATAAGATGACACACGATGAAGTTATAGCGTGGATTGATGAGCGAGTCGCCAAATTAAATGAATTAATTAACAACCCTTGCGCTTGGGGCATTGAAACTGAAATCGAATACCGCGCCTCTCTCCTAGCCAACCGAGATGTGTTGGGGTTGCACTGCGCTTCAAGTGAGCCAGATAATTATGAAACCATCGGGTGTGTGGCTTGCGGTTACGACTCTGAATACGGTCAATACCTTCAAAAGTTTCCTTGCCCTACCTACCTAGACATAGCCCAACGATTAGACGAGGTGATGTAAATGACTGAAAAAACTTATGCTCAATTTACTGCTGACAATGGCGAGACGGTTATGGTATCACCCGTTTATCAAGTTGCGGTAGAGCAAATAGTTGTGTACCGAAAGCAAGAATGGGAAAAGGAATTGCGCGAGCAGATAGCACAGGAGATTGAGGAAATGCCGTTGGGTGATGTTCAAGCATGGCAAATTGTGAGAAGTAGAGCCGCCGCTATCGCTAGGGGTGAGAAGTGAGTTACTTGAAAGATTTACCATGTGAAACTTGTGGGACTGAAACCACTTATTACTTCCCTAAAAAGCCAACAGAAAAATACTGCTACTGCTCTTTCCGTGACGAGATTGGCGAGCAGATAGCGCGGGAGATTGGAGAATTACCTGAATACACAGAAACCGAAGCGTATAAAAGAGCGGCCTTCTACTTAGACCGTGATGATGTTATGAACGCTATCGCTAGGGGTGAGTACGAACCGCAACAAAGTAAAATGAGTGCGAACAACAACATCTTTCGAGGCGTTGTTGTTATATCGAAAAGCGGTTGAGTTATGAACCTAACTAAGCAAATCCTCAGCGATGAGGAAGCAAATTCGTTTTCAACAAAGCGAGGTGGATAAGTGAGCAAATCAGAACTGCGCCGACTAGAGATAGTTGCTCCCGAGGCTATTAAACAACTCCGCGAGCAGATAGCGCAGGAGATTGAGAACTGCCACGAAATAAGAATGGCTTTTGCCAATAAAAATAAGTGCAATACGGGCGAATGTTCCCACTTAGAGGATGCCGCTATCGCTAGGGGTGAGAATCGTGCAGGCTAAAGATATTTCTACTGAGGATTTCCTTACGGCGATTGGAAAAGCCCTTGCGCTTACCCCCAACATATCCAATTGGACGA